AACCGTCGATATACCTGCTGACGCCATTCCAAAAAAAAAGTATGTTCTGCCATACGAACTCCATATCGAGCTTCATCAGCTCTTCTCTCCTCTCCTCGTCGTATTCGTATTCGGCGAGCGTCTTCTTTCCGAGAAGCGACTTCTCTTTGACAGGAAGCACGATTATCGATACAATCTTGTCGAGGTTCTCTTCCAGGCCTCCTTTGTAGTATTCCTCTATGTCTACCATCTGCGCGAGCGTCAGCTTGTCGAGAGGCGGAACTCCGTATTCCTTTCCTTCCACCTTCGTCCATGGCCTGTATTTGGCGAGAGGTATCTTCGCGAGGAACTCGTATTCCTTGTTTGTCTCGAAAATCTTCGCAGGCTCTTGGTTCTCAATCTCGGCAGGGTCTTTGTCTGTCAGTATCGCGAGCCTTTCCACCATGAAGTCGATAGGCTCCATGCCTTCCGCGTTCTTCTCGAGCCTCATCAGCTCCATAGCGGTGGCGAGCGTTATGTCTTTCCAGGTCTTCTGCTTTGCTTTCATACTATAAATATATTTTTATCTCTGGCCGTTTTTGTCGGCCCATAGCTTCTTCATTCTGCTCCATACGCGCTCTCGGCACGCAGGACAGGACTTGTTGTATTCCTGTATGTCTGGGAAGAAGTAGTTGTGAAGGTTGAATAGGCGCGTGCATTGCTCTGCGTCTACCTTCTCTTTTCCTTCGAGCTCCGCCATCAGCACGGCGAGGTTCTTTTCTTGTTCGCTCATATCTGTATCTTCTTTTTTATATCATTCATATACTGGCTGTCGATGTCTATTCCAATGAAGTTCCTGCCAAGCCTGTCGCTGACGAACGCGCTTGTTCCGGAACCTACGAACGGGTCCAGTATAGTATCGCCAGCCTTTGTTCCGAGAAGAAGGCAGTTCTCGACGAGCTGTTCTGGGAATGGCGCAGGGTGCTTTGTTCCTTTGTCCGGCGTCATGTTCCATACCTCTGTCTTCCATTGCTTGTCGAGCTGGTCTTTGTAGACGTTCGGCTTTCCTTTTGTCAGCCAGTAGATATGCTCTGTCGTAGGAAGAAGAATGTCTTTGCGTATGTTTGGGCTTGCGAGACGGTTCCACACTATCAGCTGGTAGATGTCAAGCTTTGACTTTGATATAAAGTCTGTCGGCATATAGGTCTTGTTGCTGTGCCTTCTCGGCTTGTGGTTGAAGAATATGGACCCGCTCGGCTTTATTATGCGATAGAGCTCGTCGAGTATCTCGACCATCCATGCCTGGTATTCTGCTTCTTTCATATCGTCGCCATACGAAGAGTAGTCTATCTGCCACGACTTCCATATCTGGTTGCCGGAGCTTTTCTTTCCGAGCAGTCCTTTCTTGTTGTATGGCGGAGAAGTGACGACCGCGTCTATGCTGTCGTCTTCCATTGTCCTCATTATATCGAGGCAGTTTCCTGTTATCAGCTTCATATCATTCGTTTATCTTTTTGTATAGCCAGGCGGCCAGGACAGAGCCGACTACGGAGATGCCGAGGTCCCATGTGAAGGCGAGGCCAACCCAGAACGTGAGGCACATCGCGCAGTATAGAAGCCTGTGGAAGAACCTCTTCTGCTTCGAGTATGTGTCGTATTCCTCTTCTCGGAACCCGAGCCATCTCTTCATCAGTATTATCGGCTCCGCGCATTGTAGCAGCACGCCTGAGCATGCCAGCATTATTATTTGATAGTATTCCATAGTGATTGTATTCTTTGCTTTCTTCTTTTCGCCTTGGTGCGCCTCATCAGCAGCTCGCATGCCAGCTTCGCCTCCGGGCTCATAGGGTCTGTCGCCATCTGCCTGATTGTGCGGTTGTATGCTTCTTCTGTCGGAGGTATTCCGGTGAGGTATGTCATCTGGTAGTTCATAGCCTTCTCTGTATTTCTTCTTTGAGCTCCTTCATCAGGTTGTAGATAGACTTCTTGCTCTTGTAGTGTATTGTCTTGCCGTTCTTGTCGGTGCGGAAGAAGTCGTATTTCTCCTTTATCTTGTCGTAGGACAGGTTCTCAATAAAATAGGCCTGGAAGAGTATCTTGTGAACTTTCGACAGGCCTGGGTATATCTCGTGTATCTTGAGTATGTTCTCGACCTGTCCGTCGTTATAGACGCGCCGCAGGTCTTCTATGTATGGGTCTTCTCCGAGGAAGTCCGACTGGTCCGCCACTTCTGGCATCTCGTCTGCTCCTGCTTTCGGAGTGTGCCTTCTGTTGAAGGGCGTGCTGGGGTATTGAGCCTGTAGCTTCAGCCAGCTGATGCAGAACGCCTTCATCGAGTTCTCCTCGTGGCAATACGGAAGAACCTTCTCTCTCTGCTCGTAGAGGAACAGCACCAGGTCTCCTGCGAGGTCGCCTGCGCTGTTGTTCTTTCCCTTCATTATGTTCTTCGCGCAGCTGCTCAGGAACTGCCAGTTCCTTGTCAAGAAGTCGTCGATGAACCGTTTCCAATCCCTATTTGACATATACTATATATATTATTTTTAGGGACTTCCCTTTGCTAAAAAGAGACGAACTCGTATGCTCCTTGCGAAGGGTTGTTTCTTTTGTGCCACATGACTGCGTATCTCATCGCGTCCATCGCGTCGTCGAACAGCTTGACAGGCTCGTCGAGCAATCTCTCGCCTTGGCTCTTCCATTTGTAGTTTCGGAACTCCTTAGCCATGTTCCTGCTCTCGTGGTGGTAGAACAGCTTCGTCTGCTTGACCGCGTTTATTCCTTCGAGCACGTTCTTTATGGCAGGCACCGCGTTGTAGCCAGCTCGAAGAAGGTCTTCTATAATCTCTGGCCTCGCCCAGTCGCAGACGATTGGAGCAGACTTCGGTATGCCTAACGACTTCATCTTCGCCACGAGGTCTTCCGACGTCAGGTGCGTCTCGTATAGCTCTTCTTTGACGAACGCCATGTCTTCTCGGAACTGCGCCTTGATGAGCGCGCACGGGTGCTTGTAGCCGAAGTCGAGCCCATATACGATGTGGTCGTATCTTGGCAGCTCTTCTATGTATGTCTTCTGGTGGGAATAGATTGTATGCGTCGACTTGCTCGGAAGCCCGAGAGCGTAGATGTTGTAGTAGTCCTGGTCTATTTCTATCAGCTCCTCAATCTCCTTGACGAGAGACTGCTCCAGGAACGTGTTGTCTTTGTAGGTGCTGTGTATCAGGACCGCGTCTTCTTTGGCGAGTATGTCGTATAGCCAGTGCTCGTCGTCTGACGGGTTGAAGTCGAAGAACAGCTTCTCGCTGGTCCTGAAGTTGAGCTGCGAGTATTCCTCGAACGCTAACTCGTTGGCTTCGTTGGCCCACAGCAGGTGCCTCTTCCGACCTCTCACCTTCTGCGCGTCGTCGAGAGAGAAGAACTCTACGCAAGAGCCGTTCGGGAAGTCGTATATGTTCTCTACCTTCCTGTGGCTGCTCGCAGAGTATAGGCCGAGGTTCTGGAGTATCTCGAAGAAGTCCCTCATCACGGTGGCGCGAAGGGCAGGAAAAGACTTCCTGACTATCGACACGGTCTTGCCAGGGTTCTGGAGGCAATAGACGATGACGAGCTGGCAGAGCGAGTAGGTCTTGCTCGAACGCGTCCCTCCTTGGTTGACGCAGAAGCGCTTGCCTGGGTCGTTGAGAGCGGCCCAGTTCTTCGTGAAGACTGGCGTGTGCTCTATTCGCATGCTACTTCTTCTTTTTGGCCGGAGCCTTCACCGCCTTCTTTATCTCGGCCTCGAACTTCTCTGCCGTGTCTATGCCGAGGTCTTTCAGCTCGTCGAACTTGTCTTCTTCCTCGAACGCGAACCTCAGCTGCGGGTTCGCTTCGTAGACCTTCTTCAGCTTCTCTTCGGAATAGCCTCCGAGGTTGTATAGCACGCCGTTGTGCTTGATTGTCCTATATTGTTCCTTTATTCTCATCTTCTTCTGTTTTTTTTATCTCTACGAGCTGTATCACGCTCGGTATAGCCAAGGTCTCTCCGTTGGAAGTTATGTCGACCTGGGTCGCGTAGCCAGCCTTCTTGCCTTTCGTCTTCAGGTAGAACTGGATGCTGCTGTCGCTTCCTTCCTTTATTCTCTTCAGCAGAGCGTCTTCCACGAACTCAATCTGGTCCGCCTCTGCGTCCTCTATCGCCTTCGCGAACTCTGGGTCGTCTTGGAGCCAGTAGTAGTATTGCGTGCGGCTCAGCTTCATCTGCTGGCAGGTCTTCGTGACCATGCAGAGGTTCGCCTGATACGCTTTCAGGAAGGCTTGCTTGTTGGCTTCTGTCGTCTTCGCCTTTCTCATGTTGTATATATTATTTTTCTTCCCGCTCGGGAGCCTCGATTTCCATGGTCTCGCACCAGTCTATCAGGAACCCGTGCTTCAGTTCTGCCAGGTAGAA